ATCAATATCCTCTTTATTGCACATCAAACGTAGAAGGTGTTCTTGAGTAGATAACGGAAAATAATCCGTTGCTCCAGTCAAGTCGATGCTGTGAACCATCTTACCCTGGGCTAACCTTTCTTGAATAACAGGAAAGGCTTTTGATTGGTCATGAGTACAGTCCCATTCAGAACCTTTGTTAAAAGAATCTAACGAAGATTGAAGGGGTTTCAGAACACATTGAAAAATGCGTCCTGGATTGGATACATACCGAAGTTTGTATCCAGGTTCCTGTATCAGACTAATCTTGCCAGCAAGGAGTGAGCCATTTGAATGCAACTCAGTTGGATAACCATCTGGATGCAAAAAATGACCAAAACCGTTAAATAATCTTTCTTCGATATTTTTGAGAACATATCGATAGTGGGAATTATAATAACGATTTAGGTGAGCAATGCCCTCAGTAGTATCATATAAATATGATATACTATCGACAATGCCTTCCTTCTCTTTAACAGTTCTACCAGGAAGAGGTGCTCTTTTAGTTTTAGAAGAGCTAGGTATCATCATTTCCAAAGGAGATGGTTTACCTATATTACCAATTCTAGGTGATCCATTAAGGAGCCACCCCTTGTGAACAATCTGATTTGCTAAATCAGTTTGTTCAGGTGTCAAAGGAGTAGATTGTATTGCAGTTAATGCTTTATCTTTTTGCTTATCGGTTAAACCGGAAGCATAAAATAAAGTATAACATTGCAATAGCTGAAGACATTTAGAAAAGTTTTTGTCAGATTTCAACATAAACCTTTCAATGTCCCCTAAGAAGCCGGAAAAGCAACCCGATTTCTTAGAACGACCAATCCAAACAGATACAGGTAGCAAGCCTGCTTTCTTTTGGATCAAGTCAAGCTTGATCGCTTTAAGACGATCAACAGTCCATTCCTCCCCAGAAAAGGTATACCACCTAACTACCGCAGAGCGGAAGGGAGATGATAATCTTTTCGGGATACCTAAGGCACTAGATCTCTGAGTGATAACCTGCTGAAGCGTAGTCCGTGAAACTTTACGGATTTCCATACAATGCTCCTTTTAAGGATGTATTGTGCTTCACAGCTGTCGCACAGACAATCTGGAGAGTAGTTAAAGCCCCACGTAAGATTTTATCTTATAAGTTGATACCTCGATACCATATGGAGAAATTTCTAGGAAACAGACAACTCCTACGTATGCCTTCACAAAATTTGGATGGAATAAAATTTCCACGCCAAGATTGTTGAGACATCTCACATTTATAGCATTCTTCCGCGCAACCAACAGTATACTTCTCTGTAGTTGTGTATTTGCCCTCATTTTCATTTAGAGAGGGATTGGTTTCCTTTCCCCTATTTTCTTTTCTAGAGGTATTGGACAACCCTGCCTCATCTTTCAGATTAGAGGAAACATTTTTCAATGTCTTCTTTTCAGAACGATGCGTACTCTTGCTATCAATGATCATGTCTAATTCTGATAGAATGATAATATCAGAATCAAGGTGATACAGTTTGGAACGTCTTTTCTTTCGATTTTCCTTCATATGTTCTCCTTTTCTCAACTATAAGATGATCCATGCCAATGGAACGTCCTGGTGGGC